AGGATTAAATCCAGATGGTACTCAAGCTAATATAGGGGTTTATGGTGGAGAGTTTGCATGGGAATGGTTGCCTCAACCTATAGATAATATATCATATAGTATTAGTCAAAAATCTATAGGAGATACTATACTTATTAATTGGGATGAATTTTATAATGCTACAAGGTACGAACTGCAATATTATATTAATAATGAATGGATTACTATAAATAACAATATTACAGATACAAAATATGAATACACTTTTGAACAAGCTAATTCCACTGCACAATTTAGAGTTAAAGGTATAAATAGTAATGGTGAATCGGATTGGGTGGTTGGAGAAGTATTTGAAGTAGCTAATCAATCTTCTATAGATGGAGGAATAACAATAAATCCTCAAAATAAAATGAGAGGATATATAGACATAATTGGTATGGGTGATAGCAATTTAAATAGTAGTTTAGTTATTAGACAGGCTTATGAAGAAGAATTAGATTCTACTATTAATATATCTAAGAAATATGAGAAACCTGAATTAGATAGTAGTATGGTTGTAGCTCAAAGAGATTTTTCTACTTTAGATAGTAGTATTGCTTTAAACCCTTCTGGAAGAATGAGAGGTTTTGTAGATATTGTTCAACCCCCTAAGAAGGTTAAAAAAATATATCCTATTAAAGATTCTGTTGTAAGGCAATCTGCCCCCACTATTAATTATGGGGATTCTCAGCAAATGTTAGCGGGGGAGAGTAAGGAAGGTAAGTTTATTTCCTATTTAGGATTTGATTTAGAATTACCAGATAATATAGATATAGAGTCTATTAAATTAGTTTTACACAAGCAATATGATACTCCTAGAAGGTTTTTAATGGGATTATATGAGATCTCTGATGATTGGGACGAGTATGATATTACATGGAGTTTTAGATCTTATGATGAGGGGTACATTACTCAATTTCCTATCCCTATGGAGGCAGGAAGAGTAGAAGCAGATTTAACTGACTTTGAATGGGTAGAAGGTAAGAAGTCTTTTATAATAAGACCGAGAAACTATGCTTTTTCTGAATTAGCTGCTTTTGGTACGAGGGAATCTTTAGCTCCACCATATATAGAAGTAACATATTATGAGATAGTGAATAATGTAGGGTCTTATTCTTTAGAGAGCAATATTACTGTTAGATCTTCTTCTAAGAGAGATATTAGTGCTAGTATAGATGTCCAATCTAGTTATGTTTATAGTAAGTTAGATGGACTATTAGAAATAGAAGAAAAGCAGGGAAGAAAAGAATTAGAAGGTTCTATTTTGGTAATAGAACTACGTTATATAGATATTGGTGGAGGGTTAGAGATAGAGAAAAAATTTCAAAAAGCAGAAATAGATTCTTTTATAATAATACCCTATAGGACATTTTTAGAATCTAGTATAGAAATAGAAAGAAAAGATAAAGAAGATAACTTAAACTCTATATTAATTATTAGGGCTTATACAGAAGAAGATTTGGATGTCATTTTAGATATTGAGGGCAAAAATAAAGATAGTGAGCTAGATTCAAGTATTACTATAAAAAGAGACAATGATGAAGATCTAGAAACTGAGTTAGTAATTGAAAATAAGTATAATGACATCAATTTAAACTCAAGTATTGTTGTAGCACGGGTGGAGAGCAAGTATTTGGATTCTACTTTATCTTTAGAAAGAAAAGATAAAGAAATTAGTATAGATGTAGGTTTAATAGTTCAGCGAAAAGAAGATATTGATTTAGACTCTTCAATCGAAATACCCAGGTATGACAAGAATACTGAAATAGATAGCAGTATTTATATACTACATCATTCAGATATAGAAAGTAGTATAGAGATACCAAAAGTAGATAGCCAAGAAGAGATAAATTCCAGTATGGAAATACCAGAGTACACTGAGAAAACTAACATTGATTCTTCTATAAATGTAAGGGTATTCTGGGTGGATGAATTAGAATCTTTTATAAATATAGATAGAAAATTTGAGATATGTGGGAATATTGCAATAGAAAGAAAAGATACAGAAAGCAAATTAGAAGCAGGTATTTTTGTAGATGTGGGTGGGGACTATGCTTTTATAATGTAAAGAGACCTTTATCTAGGTCTCTTTATTAATGGATGAGCTTTAATAAGTTCTTGTCTATTTCTTTTTACTGATGTTTGAGCATAGATGTTTGTTGTGTCTACAGATTCATGTCCCATCATTTCTTGTATAGCTTTCACATCTGCCCCATTCTCATAAAGATAAGTTCCAAAAGAGTGGCGGAAAGAGTGAGGTGTGATGTTAGAATAACCTGCTTTATCTGTCCATTTCTTAATTACCTTATTAACCCATCTAGTAGTTTTAGGTTTACCTTTATCTACTTTAGAAGGGAATAATAGTTGGCTATCTTGTTGTTGTAGCCATAGCATTGTATTTGGTATTATTTCTGGTATTATTGGAATTATTCTTTCTTTTCTACCTTTTCCAAGTACTCTTAGTGTTCCTGGATTAAATGTAAAGTTGTTTTTTTCTAGGATAACTACTTCTTCTCTTCTTATTCCTGTAGCAAAAAGTAGTTCAATTAAAGTCCTGTCTTCTAGGTTGTCTATTATACTCATAATGTTTTCATATTCTTTAATTGTTAAAATTTTGGGTATTGTTCCTTCTACTTTTGCTGATTCAACCAATTCTGCTGGGTTTACATTCACTTTCCCCTCCACCATTAGAAATTTATAAAAAGATTTTATACTGGCTAATTTTCTATTTGAGGTGGTGGGGCTAAAACCTTGGATTTTTAAATATTTTAAAAAATTTAATATATCATATCTGGTAACATCTTTAAAATCTTTAAATATAAATTTTTCAAATTGAGTTAAATCTGTTCTGTATGCATCTATAGTATGTTTTGAATAATTCTTTTCAACTTCTAAATGATTCAAAAATTGTTTTATCATTGTAGCCCTCCTTACTGACTATATTCAATGTTCACATAATAATATATCACATAATAGATTATTAATCAATATCTATATTTATATTCATTTTAAGCTCCTTCTCGTATGTTTAAGATGAACAACAAAGGAGGGTTACAATGGATTTACCTAATATTATAGAAGAATCCCTTGACGTAGAAATTGATGGAGGGGATGAAAAGAAAAAGAAAAGTAAGAAGGTTACTTTTAAAGATAGTGTAAGTGAGTGGAGTTTGCAAATATTTGCTAAGTACTTTGAATATCTTTATCAGTTTAAATTTAATAAACCTTATATACCTGTTAAAGGGGATTTAAAGCAATTAAAGAGAGTTTTGGAGAATAAGGATAAAGAGACTATTAAGCATTATATGGAAATCTTTATTAAATTAGATTTTTTTGAAACTAAGACATTAAGAATTTTTTGTTCTAATTATTCCCAAGTGGTTTTAGATAGCTATACTTCTACAGGAAAATTACCTAGTTATAAAAAAGAAGCACAGAACGAACCACAGGTTACAGAGGAATGGGAAAAACAATTAAAAGATTTAGGGTGGGATTAGTATGTCTTATGAAGAATGTAATGATTGTATGGCTAAAAGTTGGTGTAAGATTTACAGTGGTGAGGTGCAAGGAAGTAAAAATCCTTGGTGTAGTGCTAAATATAGATTAGATAAGGCATTAGAGTTATCAAGAATACCAAAATTATATTTAAATGCAAACATTTATAATTATGAATTAGATAAGAATAATAAAAGAATTTTTAATATTATAACCAAAGTAGTAGATGATATAACTTCCTATATTAATGAAGGAATTAATTTCTTTTTCTTCGGAGCAAATCCTGGGACTGGTAAAACTTTTAATGCTAGTGTTTTAGTTAATCACTACATTTATAAAACTTGCTTAACCTACCAGTTTGATTTTGAAAACCCATTAGGATTTTATATTGTATATGCTGATTTAATGGATGATCTAAGATATAGAAGAGATTTAGATAGTGTGCAAGATACACTAAGATTAGTAAATAAAGTTCCTTTGCTTTTATTAGATGATATTGGTTCAGGTACTAATAGTAGTTTTACAAGGGACCAAACATATTTAATTATAAATAATAGAATAAATAATGGATTATCTACTATATACACATCTAATTTGGCTATATCAGAATTAAAAGATTCAGAGAATCTAGGTGTTAGAAATACATCTCGAATTTTAAATAATGCAATAGGACAAAAATTTGAAGGTAAGGATAGAAGAATATTAACAGCAAGGAGGGTGGAATAATGAGAGATGAAATTCAATTAATCAACCACTATATTAATAGTAGAGATATAGATTTCCTTGCAAAAAATAATTTGGATTCTACTTTTTTTATTTCTACTTCTGAAATAGTTAAATGGATAGATGAATATATAAGAAATAATAATTCCTTACCTACTATAGAAACTATTGGGAGTAAGTTTGAAGATTTTGAAATAATTGATAAATTAGATGCAGTTCCTTATCTAGTAGAGGAATTAAAAAAGAATAAGGTCTATATGGAGTATAGATCTCTCTTAATGAAGAGTGCTGAAATGATGGCAGGGGGACAGGTAATTGAAGCAGTAAATAAAATGAGATTGGATATTGAAAAATTAACAAGAACCTATACTGGAAAAGTTGAGAGATATGACTGGGTAAAAGATGCTAGTTTAAGATATAACGAATATTTAAAAATGCATAATAAAGAAGGTTTAAGCGGAATTAGTACTGGAATAAATAAACTTGATGATTTAACTGGTGGGTGGCGTGAAGATGATTTAATTTTAATTGCTGGAAGAACTAATGAGGGTAAATCGCTAGTTAGTGCTTATTTTGCTTATCAAGCATGGTGGGGTTTTTTAAAGGCTGGAATGAATACCCCTGTAATTTATATCTCTACTGAAATGCCTGAATTAGAAGTTGCTTATAGATTGGATACTTTAAGGTCACATTTTTCTAATAGAGAGTTAAATTATGGTAAATTGCAGGATGTTGAAGCATATAAGGAGTATTTAGCAGAATTAGAGAAGAAGACTAATAGTTTGTTAATTCTTACTGAAGATTCTAATAAAGGGAAAGCTTTTACCGTTAATGATATTAGAAACATAATAGAAAGTGAAAAACCTGGTCTTGTAGTTATAGACCAGCTATATGACCTATCTGATGGTACTGGTGAAAGAGATATAAGGAAGAGAATTGTCAATGTGTCTAATCAAATAAGGGATGTAAATTTATATACTAGAACTCCTATGATTTGGGTGGCACAGGCAGGAAGGGATTCTGCAAGAGAAGCTAAAAGGGATGAAAAGGCATCTCCAGAGTTGTATCAAATACAGGAATCTGATACTCCAGCTCAAAAGTCAACTAAAGTAATTACTCTAAGGCTTATAAATAATGAAATTCTTAAACTGTCTTTAAAAAAGAACAGAGGTGGGGAGAAGGATGAGGATATTTTTTTAAGAGCTGATATAGATAAAGGTTACTATGGGGAGATAGAAGAAGAGGCATTGGCTTTTTAGGGGGTGAATGTTTGAAAGACATAGAACAAGTATTTTATTCTTATGTAGAAGGTTCTGATATATTATATTGGTGGATGAAGGATATAGAAGAAGATTTTAATCATGGTAAGAAAGTAAATAAAACAAAATATAATAAGATTAGGAGGGTGGAGGAAAAACAAAGACAGGAAGCAATAAGATTACTTGAAATTATGAATAAAGGAAGTAGAGTACAGACTTGTATGCCACCTAGAATACCCCCTTATCTTAGAAGATAGAGAAGGAAGCATCAGCATTTTAAGGAGATGGGATGTATGAGAGTGATTGAAAGATATAATAGAATAGTTAAAATGTGGTTTAAGGTAGATCTTAAAGATTTGAGAGAAGGTAATATATTCAGAATTTATGATAATGAAAAGAGATATATAAATAGGTTAAATGGTAGTAGTGTGTGGATTGCTACTGGAGATCCATATCAAAATGATACAGGTATTTGGACTATAGATTTAGATAAATTTGAAAAATTAAGGGAGGAATAGAAGTGATAGTAGAATTATTAATTAAGATTAGTATGAGAAATGGAGATATAAAAAATATAGCTGTGGGGGAGAAAGACCCAAAAGGTTATCTGGTAGATAAAGAAACCAGTAAAAGAAAAGAAATCTCTTTAACAGATAAAGAAGTACAAATAGAATATTCTAAGAAAATTGCAGAAAATATGGAAAAGAAAAGACCTTTATTTTTTGCAGATAAGGAAGGTAAAGTTTATGTTATTAATTCTTATGATATATCTTCTGTGGATGTGGAAGTGTTAAAATAATAATTTATAGATAGAGTTATTAGAATTGTTTAAGAAAGTGAAGGAGGACATATGCTAAAAAAGAATAAAGAGTGTAAAGATTGCAGATACAAAGATCATAGAAAGGATATATTTCCTTGTAATAAGTATATGGAAATAGGTAGCATGCCATTAACATGTGATGATTGTAGGTGGTGGTGTGATAAGAAAGGAATTAGACCATGTGATAAGTTTGAGTGGGATTAATGTTTCATAATATATCAATTTAATAAAAGGATTAATTCTTGACTAAAGAACATATGTTCTATATAATGGACATATGTTCACTAATTATTTAAGGGAAAGTACTTGACATTTGGTGAAAACTATATTAAGATATAAATTGTTGAGAACAAAAATTATGAGAACAAAATGTAGGAGGGTAGAAATGGATAATTATATTGTTAATATTGAAGAGGTATTAGATGATTTACAGAATGAATGGGTAAAGAGCAGTAATTTTAAATATAATACTACTGCATTTACTAAAAGAAAAGTAAGTTTTTCTAATATTAACATGTGCTGTCCATATCATAATGAAGTTAAACCTTCTTTTGGAATCAGTACAAATTATCCATACATGTTTAATTGTTTTAGTTGTGGAAAAACTGGAGAATTGATAGCATTAATAGCTGATATATATGAAATTAATCGTTTAAGTGCATACAGGAAGATAATTAGTAAGTATTCCACAATTGATCTTAAAATAATACCTGATATAGAGACTAATGATGAAGAAGAGAAGGGAGTAACTGAAGAAGAAATTTTTAAGTATAGAACAAAAAAGCATAGTTATATGGAATTAAGAGGTATATCAGATCATACATTACAAAAGTATGAAATAGGATATAATGAAAAGAATTATTCTATAACATTTCCAGTAAGAGATTTATGTGGAAATCCTATGTTTATTGTTGAAAGAAACGTTAGCAGCAAGTTTTATCATATTCCCCAAAATGCACCTAAGAAAAATATATTGTATGGATTGAATTATTTATATGGAAAAACAGATGAAGTATTTATTGTAGAGGGTGCTATGGATGTACTATCTTGTTATCAAGCTGGATTGCCAGCTATAGGATTACTTGGAAGATCTCTTTCTAAGAATCAATTAAAGCTATTACAAATGGCGGGGATTAAAAAAGTAATACTTTTTCTAGATAATGATAGGTGGGGAGTAGAAGGAAATCTAGATATATATAAGCTTATATCTAAAACCCCTATTAAAGTTGAAGCAGTTGAATATCCAATTCAGTGGGGGATTAATACTATGAAGAAGACTGAGTTTAAAGATCCAAACGATTTATTGAGAAAAGATAGATTGAAAGAAATTAAAGTAGTCCCATATTTAACTTATTACTATAATTTGCTTAAATCAAAAAATCATAAGGGGGTTGTTTAAGTGGAAGAAGTAAAAAGAACTTTTAATGATATGGTGGCAGAGGAAAATTTAGATGAGTTATTAGAAGCTACACGTAAACTGTGTGGGTATAAAATAAAATCTCAAAATATACAACTACCTAATATATAGGGGTGGAAGATGTAATGCAAGATGCAGCAATAAAAGTTTATAAAGCATACAAAAGATTTGATCCTAAAAAAGCTAGTGCTAATACTTATTTTACAAGGGTTATTGAAAGGGTTATTATAGATCATATTAGACACTCACAAACACAGTTATCAGGAATGAGCAGTGTGGAGGATGTCTTTGATTCAAAGATGATGGATGCTTGTACAGGCAATATATCAGTAGAAGATAAGGGTCTAGATGAATTACCTAAAAGTCATTGTCTTGATCTTGATTCTATGATGATGAATGAAGGCGAAGAGGATAGGTTGTTTTCAGAAATATTAATAGATTTAGGGAATGAATTGACTAAAAGGGAAAAGAAAATTTTTGTATTAAGATATATAGGTTATACACATGAAGAAATAGCTAAAAAAATGAATATATCACGACCTACTGTAGCAAAAGACTGGGGAAGGGTAAGAAAGCTAGTATTGAATCTAATTTATTAGAGGAAGAATTTTCTTCCTCTTTTTTATTTATTTTCATAGAAATTTTATAAAAATACATAACAAAAATAAAAGTAAGGGTTTTAATAAGTTTAGTAGAGAGGGTATTTCCCTCTCTTTTCTTTTATTCATTTTTTATAAAACCTTCGTATGTTTAAGATGAACAATAAAATAAAGGAGGAATTTTAATGGATTTATATGTAGGTAAAGGATTAGGTGCTATTAAAGAAGCAAGTAAAAACAGTACATCAATGCTACGTTTAAAAGCAGGGGAGTCTACAGAAATAAGAATAATATCTCCTCTAGAAGAATTAATCAGTGTGTATGAACACACAGAAAAAATTAATGATAGATGGAGGAATATAAGATGTTTAGGTAAAGATAATTGCCCATTATGCAAGGCGGGAAAGTATGCATCTTTTAAAACTTATATTCCTGTATATGACAAAAAAGAAGAAAAAGTTAAAATTTTTAAAGCTTCAAAGACTGTAGGAGTAACTCTTGTAGGGTTAGCTGAAGAGTATGGTGATTTAACTAAAAGAGATTTCAAAGTACTAAGACAAGGAGAAGGTAAACAAACAACCTATCAATTCTTTCCTAGGGATCCTAGTGAGTTTGATACATCTAAATTGGAATTACCTGATATTAAACCATTAATTGAACCAATGTCAGCAGAAGAAATAGGAGCATTAATTAATCAAAAAGTATCAGATGTAAATCCAACCACTCCTGAGGATGATGAAGAATTTCCATTTTAACCCCCACCCCTTTTTATAGGGGTGTTTTAATACTATTGGAGGAGATAAGTATGCTAGATAATCATTATTGGATTGATAAAGAAGGTAATAAATTATATCCTCAAAATATAAATAATACACACTTAATAAATATTATAAATTTTATTGAGAGAAATGCAGAAGCATATCAAAATGCAGAGATAGAAGAAACAGTAAGTTTGGGAGTTCCACCTGATGGTGATAGTGGTTGTGGTGAAGATCAGTTTGTTGAGTATTTGAATTATGTTAGTAGTTTTGAACCATTAGAGTGGGTGAGAGAAACAGTGACATATCAAACTATGATAAAAGAAATGAAATCAAGAGGACTCTGTTTTTCACAGAAAAGGGTGGAATTAAAATGAATATTTATGAAGAGATTGAGAGTATTTTAGATAAAAATAATAATAGGAAGAAAAAAAGGAAACTGAAGGTTAAAGAAAAATGGTATTTAGACGAGGTTTATCCATTATTCAAAAATAAATTTCCTTCATTAGATACTAAGGAAAAAATAGAGAAGTTTTTAGCATGGGCTAAGAAAAAGAATTTCAAGAAAAAAGAGCTAGAGATTATTAAAATGGCTAGGGAAACTGTTTTGCCTAGTTATTATAAGGCAGTATGGACTAAAGAAGATTTGAATGAATTAGTAGAGTGGTTAAGTGGGTTAAACATGGTAGCAATAGATACTGAAACCACAGGAGTGGATAAATATAGAGATAAGATAGTAGGTATTTCTTTCTATGCTCCCAATCAAGGCTATTATATACCCCTTAAACATGATGATGATATAAGGTATAACAAAGAGGCTTATGAAGAATTCAAAGAGGGTGGTGGGGAAGATAGGTTAGTTTTAGGAGCAGATTATGTAAAATGTTTACCTATAGAACTAGTATCAGAGAAATTAAAACCCCAATTAGAGAGAAAAGATTTAAAACATTTGTATCATAACTATGGTTTTGACTATCACATAATTAGAAGATGTTTAGATATTAGGACTAAGTGCTACTTTGATACTATGATTGCTCAAGCAATATTAGATGAAAACCAACCAAAGGCATTAAAGAAAATGGCAACATATTATCTAAAAATACCAAGTGATACATTTAGTGAATTATTTGGTTCTACTATCTTTTCTACAGTACCTATTTTAATAAATCCAAAGGATAGAACAGGTAATATGGCTACATTTTATGCTACAAAAGATACTGAACTAACATACAGAATGTATGAATTTCAAATAAAACATTTAAAATCCCCTCAATTAAAAAAGCTATATAATTTGTATTTTAATATAGAGATACCCTTTATTAATATAGTGGTGGGGGTTGAGGAAAGAGGAGTTAGGGTAGATAAAGATTATTTAGTAAATACAGTAGCACCAGAGCTTCACAAGGAGTTAGATGAATTAACAAGCAATATATATAAGTACACAGGAGAAATCAATTTAAATTCTCCACAACAATTATCCAAAGCTCTATATGAAAATTTGGGTCTACCTAAAGTAAATAAGAAGAAACCAGAATCTACAGATGCTAAAACATTAAAGAAATTAAAAAATGAACATGAAGTTATTCCTATGATAATGGAATATAGGAAGAAGAAAAAATTAACAGATACTTTTGCAGATAAATTACCTAAACAGATTATTGATGGAAGAGTTCATACTAGTTTTTCAACCATTAAAAAAACAGGTAGGATGAGTAGTTCTAACCCTAAACGATTGGGGCATAGTAAGGTGACTTACTAGTGAAAATTGGGAGAATTGCTGGGAGGCTAAGGCAATAGCTATGCGAATCAGCAGCCGAGCTAGGTAGGGATACCTAGAAGGTTCAGAGACTATCTGTGAACCACTAGAACAGTGATGAGGCAGACACGAGAACCCAATACCTTTTTAAGGTAATGATATAGTCCGATTCCCTCGGAAACGAGGGTGGAGAGTTTAAATACTCTCCTATAACAAAATGAATCTTCAGCAAATTCCCTCGTACACTAATTTAATAAGAAATGCTTTTATAGCTGATAAAGGTAGATTATTAGCTTCAATTGACTTTAGTGCACAGGAGCTTCGCATCCTTGCAGAAATGTCGGGGGATAAGGTAATGTCTAATATATTTATAAGTGGTGGGGACGTTCATGCTACAACTGCTGTTTCTATTTGGAATAAAAAACATCCTGATAATCAAGTAGACATAAATACTTTTCAAAGGTTGAGAAAATTATCCACTGTTTTTAGAGATAAGGATGGGGAACTAGTTAAAGATAAATTTATAGATAATATTTTCTTAGACAGCCTTATGGAAGAAGGTATTATTACAACAAAAGATCCTAAAACTTTAGCAACGGAGGCAGAATTAGGTTTAAAATTTAATAAAGTTAGGAAAAAGGCTAAGACAGTTAATTTTGGAATTGTATATGGTATAAGCGAGATAGGATTATCTGATTCATTAGAAGTGAGTGAAGAGGAAGCAAGGATGTATATAAAAAGCTACATGGAGACATATCCTGGGGTGGCAAAATGGATAGAAGATTCTAAACAACAAATTGATAAACAAATGTATGTGGAAACATTGTTAGGTAGAAAAAGAAGATTATATCCAGAAGTTATGTCGGGTCAGAAATGGTTATTAGAATCTGCATATAGAATGGGATGTAATAGCCAGATCCAAGGTAGTGCCTCAGATATGACTAAAAAGGCTTCTATTGAGTTGCAACCCATCCTCAAGAAGTATGATTGTAGCATACTATTGTGGATACATGATGAATTATTGCTGGATATACCAAAAGATTTAGGTATGAAACCTTTAGAAGAATTTGCAGAAATAATGTGTAACACTATTCCATTAAAGTGTGGGATGAAGGCAGAAATAGAGGTCTCAGAGAGATGGGGTCAGGGAATGAATGAGGATGATTTACAAGAATTGTGGGGGGATGAAGATGAATGATTTCCTAGAAAATGCTAAATTGTACTTAAAAATAAAAGAAGAAATGGGTATTATAGATGCTGATGATATACAAGTTAGTTCAAATAAGATAAAAGAACTGTCACAATTCTTTTCAGTTAAAACAAAGCTAGCTTATGAAGGTAGTCTTGATTTAACCTATAGATATTTCTATAACCTTTGTATAGATGGAGTAACTTTTATAGCAGTAAGCAATTTGGTAGAAGCAAGAAAAAATGGATTAGTGGAATCTCAATTTAAAGAGGAGGCAGAAGTATGGGGTTAAAGGGTTTAGCAAATCAGATTAAAAAAGAACAAAAAGAAGCTAATAAATCTTTTGAGGAAAAGTTTATAGATGAGATAGATAAGTTTTTAGTAGACAAAGCTAAAGAGAGGGCGGGAAAGGATTCTAGACTAGCCTTTCGCCCTTCCCAATATTTTAAATGTGAAAGGCAAGTATATTATTTTTTGAAAGGTATAAAAGGTGTAGAAGGTATATACCCAAGGAGTCAGAGGATACTTCAAGTAGGTACTAAATTACATGAATGGATACAAGAAGATGTTTTTATGGAAATGGATAAGGAAGGATATCCTATAAGATTATTACCAAAAGAAGAGCTACCTTTTTATGGAGAGAAGGGTGTAGCATTTATTGAAAAGCATAATGCTGCACCTATGGAGATAAAATTTTTGGATTATAGATTTACTAAAAAGTTTCCTATTTCAGCTATGATTGATGGGGCTATGGAGTATCAAAGTTATCCATTTTTATTTGAATTTAAAACTATTAATCCAAAGGATTTTGGATATTTAATAGAACCACTGCCTGCTCATATTAAGCAAGGTGCTTTGTATTCTATGTGTACAGGTTTAAGAAAAGTAATGTTTTTATATTTATGTAAGGGTACTCAAAATTTAAAAGCATATACAGTGGATTACACTGATATACAATTACAATGGGTAAAAGATAAAATTCAGGAAGTGGAGCAGAAGGTATTGAATAATGAATTACCTGATAAGGATGGGGATGGGATGACTTGTAGATTTTGTCCTTATAAATCAATATGTGAAAAAGAAGAATAGTTATATGTAATGTTATTTACACATTAGGAGGAAAATTAATGTGGATGGATATGCAAGATTAAATACAGATGAAAATGGAAAAGTATTAGATGTCTGGGATATGTGGTTTAAGAATTCTAAAATAGAAGATTATATTAATGAAGTAGGGATTGAATATCATTTAGATGATTATAATCTTATTCCTAATAGTTTATTATTAATAACTTTTATAGTAAAAACTTCATTTGACTATATTAATTATATCGATGGATTTGAATATTTTGATGAATTTATTATAAAAGATGAGATAGTGCTTATTAAGAACTATAATTTAGAAGATATGAAAAAAGAGAAAAATTAAAAGGGTATTTGCTGAAAAATCCCCTCTATCAGATATTTATGATGGATTAGAGATTGAATCCAACTGTGATTTGTATGAAATCAATATTAAAATAACAAAATTTTAAATAAAACCTAACTCTTAATTGAGTTAGGTTTTTATTCATTTTAAGCTCCTTCTCGTATGTTTAAGATGAACAACAAAGGAGGAATTAAAATGAAAAAATATCATGTTATTTACTGTGATCCACCATGGAGTTACAGGGATAAAAAGAAATCTGGTAGATCTAAATGTGGTGCAGAAAATCATTATCCTACACTAACTTTGGATGAACTAAAGCAACTTCCTATACAAAATATTTGTGAGGATAATTGTGTCCTTTATATGTGGGTTACTTTCCCTATGTTAAGGGAGGGGCTGGAGCTTATAGAGGCTTGGGGATTTGAATATAAGACAATAGGGTTTGACTGGACTAAATTAAACAAAGATGGCAGTGTATGGCATGGAGTAGGTGCTTATTCAAAAAGTAATAATGAATTATGCTTATTTGCAACCAAAGGTAATATTGGAAGATTAATGAGAGATGAAAATGATAATGAGATTATATTTGATCCTAAAGAAAAATTAAGTATTAGATCTAATCAGATATCTTGTAACGTTCAAGCAGCTAGAGGAGAACACTCTGAAAAGCCAGAGGAAGTTAGAAGAAGAATAGAAAAGCTTTGGGGGAATGTATCTCATGTTGAATTATTTGCAAAAGAAAGAGTAAAAGGTTGGGATAGTATAGGTTTTGATATAGATGGTAGAGATATAAAAGAGGTATTGAATGTTAATTAAAATGCAAAAAGTAGTAGTTATAGTGCTTATAGCTATTATGCTAGTTAATATAATAGCTATAGTTTATGAGACTAAAAGTATATTGAAAACAATGCAAGAAAAAAATCAAACATTAGAAAAAGAAAAAAAAATAGTTTAATCATTGAGAATAGAAAATTGAAAAAATCTATAGAAGAATTAGAAAAAGTAAATAGTATACATTCAATAAGGAAGTAATTTAAGAAGTATTTATAGGGAGTGATTTTAATGGGTGATAAACTATGGAAGGTTATGGAAAGATGGACTGGGGAACACATATTTGATGGTGCTAGAAGAAATATGGGTTCTGGTGCTGTTAATACAAATGATAATGGTAAAGCAAGAACTGGAGATGTAATCCATCCCACTTATCAAATTGAGTGTAAGGTTTATCAAAGGATAGCAATATTTAGATGGTGGGAAAAGCTAAAAAAGGAAGCAGAAGAATCAGGTAAATTACCTATTCTAGTAATGAGAGAAAAAGGTAATGCACAAGATGTTTTAGTTACATTACATTGGAAGGACTTTGTAAAAATGAAGGAAGCATGGGAGAGAGAGGAGGGGTTAAGAGATGAATAAAAAAAATGCTATCATACAGACACATACAGGAAGGTTAGTTAACCCTTTTTATATAAAAAATGAAGATATTGTTATAGAAGATATAGCTTATTCACTTTCAATGCAATGTAGATTTAATGGACATACAAATAGATTTTTTTCAGTAGCAGAACATTCTATTAATGTAACTTCTGTATTAAAGAAACTAAATTTCCCTGCAAAAACACAACTATTAGGTTTATTGCATGATGCCTCAGAGGCTTATTTAGCTGACATTCTTGCCCCTATAAAGGAATGTTTACCTGATTATTTAAGTATAGAAGGAGATTTAAATACAAATATCTACAGAGAACTTCACCCTCAGTATGGAGAATTATCTGTAAATGATTTTTACTATACAGGGCTAGTTGATAAAGAGATGGCTGTACTTGAAGGTAGAAAATTTATGAGTGGGAATATATGGGATGAGATAACCACGTCATTTACATTTGACTTTGATATAGATAAAAACCCAGAAGGTATAAGAAAAATGTTTTTAGAACTTTATAACACTTTGTGGAAGGAGACAATCCATGAACAGACAGCAAATAGAGCAGGAAATATCTAATTATACTGTTAGAGAGACTACTATGGCTAAAATAAATAAAGCAGGTTTGCCTATCCCCACCAAACCAGAGGAATTAGCAGAAGGTATTAATATATTTACTGAATGGGAGCAGATGAAAAAGAATTATGGGGGAATCGCTAATGTCCCTTTCCCTACACTTGGGGAATATTTAGATAAGTGGACTTCTGTGGTAGCTTATGCAAGATGGGTGGAAGCTATAGCAGATATAGATCAAGCAACTGCAAGAGAAATTAGAGATACTATTAAAAAACAACTTTATACCTTACAGGAAGGCGGGCGGGAGCTAAGAGAAGCAATGATCCATATAGAGCCTTTATGCAGAGAATGGGAACAGAAATACACTGAAAATCTTTCAATGCTGATAGCAGTAAAAGCATTGAGAGAGGGGTATGAGAAGAGAGCAGATGCTATTTCTAGAGAAATAACTAGAAGGACAGGAGATGCATTAGATAGTAGAAGATTAGACAATAGAGGAGGAGTATAAATGGTTAGTGTAAAGAAGTATGGTGATATAAAACCTAAAGAAATAGAATGTGATTGTTGTAATTCTTTATTAGAATACTGCGGAACTGATATAGTAACAAGACAGGTTATAGATCATTTTTATGGAATAACTGAGTTAAAAACAATACTCTGTCCTGTGTGTGGAAGTTTAATAGAAGTGGAAGAAGATGAAGATTAATACAGCACTAATTGAATTGGAGGGGAAGGTAGAATGAATATAAAAAATATCAGAGTTTATGGTTTAGAGGAAAGTATTATAGCATCAGGTTACCCCATGATAGTTGAAACACCTAACAAAGATGAATTTAATGAGCATGCATATGCTCTCAGATGTATAGATACTAAAAAAGTTCAGGGATTACACAGTAATTATAATACATCAAGAGATTATAAAAGAGCTAAGACATTAGCTAATACTCCAAAGGGTAGTGGTCATGATCAAGCATTAACAGGTATTCATGTAGATTTTGATTTGACTTGCACTAATAAGATGTGGGTGGAGATGGAGAGATATAGATTTGTTTATTTTGTTTCTAGTCAAAGTACTATGCACAGAATGAGTGAATTTGATTTTAAAGATGGCTACAATGAATATGTAGATCCCAGAATGATTGAAATTATGGAAGAATTAAAAGAAAAGTATAATAAGACACAAGATACTAAAGATTATTATAGGCTACTATACTCTAATCCTGCTGGGTTTGAACTTACAGCAAGATTAACTACTAACTATAGGTCTTTAAAGACTATATATAGCCAACGTAGACAGCATTTATTGAAAGAATGGCAAGAGTTTTGTAATTGGATAGAAACATTACCAATGGCAAAGGAACTAATAACAGGGAGGGATTAGATGGATACTAAAGAATTTGTAACTTCATTTAGAAAGGAATTTGGAGAAGACTCTATATTTTTATTAGGTGAAGATAGAGCATTAACAAATATTAAAGTAAGATCATCAGGTTCTCTTTTATTAGATTTAGCCATGGGTGGAGGGTTTGCTCAAGGCAGACTTGCCCTCCTTACTGGTGGGGAAAAGAGTGGAAAAACAACATTAGCCTGTTTAGCAATAGCAGAGGCACAAAAAAATGAACCAGAGAAATGTAATGCCATTGTGGATCTTGAAAATTCCTTTAATACAGAGTGGGCTAAGACATTAGGGGTTGATACAGATAAGCTAATGATATTGCAACCAGACACTCATGCTGAGAAAGTCTATGACATGATTGAATATATGCTTAAAAGTAAAAGATTCAGTATAATTGTACTTGATTCAGTGGATGGCTTAATTCCAAAAGAAGAATTTGAAGAAACTGATTGGGATAAAGAATCAAGAGTGGGTGGTACTGCTAAGATAAATTCTAAAGCTATGAGAAAATTAGTTAATTCAGGGTTGTTAAGAGAATCAGAAACTTCTCTTATATTTATTCAGCAGCTTAGAGATAAAATAGGGGGATTTTCACTTTATGGAACTCAAGTGATAACCAAAAGTGTGTAGTAGCCTAAACTATCACTGAGGTGATGTTAATGGTTACTTATAACGGAAAAACATTCTACGATATTAATGAAGATCAGCTCAACTTTATAATAAATAACTGGCTTCTTCTAAAAAATAATGATATAGGCAAAGTAATAGGCTTGATGGGTAAACGAGTTAGTAGGATAGGAAGAACTATAGGATTACCTAAAAAGAAAAATGGGGTTATAAAGTACGCAGGAGTTACAGTTGGAGGGAAATATTTTGGCAAGATTTCACCAGAACAATACAAAATAATTGTAAATAGCACTAGCATCTCTTGTGCTGAATTAGGTAGACAACTTGGAATAGATCCTAGAAGAATATCTGAGATACAATTATTAGCAGGGGTTAGAGAAAGAAAATATGATCCTATAGAAAAAACATCAGAATTTAAGAAAGATATATTAGACACAGCATTAACTCAAAAAGAGGTAGCAGAAAAATATGATGTAACTCCGTCTTGCATAGGTCAGCATAGACGCAAATTAGGAATACGATTTGATTATGGTACTCGTACAAAATTACCTCGAACAGAAGAAGTGGATAATGAACTAAAAAATCCATATCTATCACATGCAGAGTTAGGCAGAAAATACAACGTAAGCCCCAATACAATAGCAAGGAGAAGAAAACAGTTAGGTGTAGGTGTGAGATTAAAAAACTACAATACCATCCCTGAATTAGAAGTAAAAGACATATTAGATGAATTAGATTATGCTTATATACAACAAAAAAGAATTGGGAAATGGTCAATAGATTTTTATATGGGTCAAAAGACTTGTATTGATGTACACGGAACATGGACACACAACAAGCCTGTGTATAAAGATAGGGATAAGCGTAAAAAAGAGTATTTAAAAGAGAAGGGATATGACTATCTTGTTATTTGGGAAAAAGAATTAGAGGATATCGAGAATGTAAAAGAAAAAATAAAGTCATTTATGGTTAAGGGGTTCCCTTATCAGTAATGGTAAGTAAAAACTTGGTGAACTACAATGCCTGTAGGTGTACTAACTTAATGATTAGTGCTAACGGTGAAACCCACTATTAAAAGGGTAATACCGTGCCAAGCCCTTATGGGAAGGTGTAGAGACTATCGAAACCACACTGAATGAAGTGGAAGGGAGTAGAGTAAGATGGATGATAGGCTACCATTTGAAGTGCCAAGCCCCTCTTTATTAAGAGGGTGAAGATATAGTCCATACCATAGGGATGGTAAACTTATGGATTTATATGCCAACAACAACTAGTGGAGGACGCAGCTTGCGTCATGCAAGTACCCACACCCTTGAAGTAGCTATAGGAGATTATTTTACTAAAGGAACAGGTAGAGATAAAAAGTATTTTGGACAGCAGATAAGAGTAAAAGTAGCTAAGAATAAGATAGCACCTCCTTTTAGACAGGCAACTATAGATTTATATTATGAGCATGGTATAGACAGAATATCTGAATTAGTCTTAGTAGCTAAGGAGGTAGGGGTATTACAAGGTACTAGTTGGCTTACTTTTGCTGACCCCCGCACAGGTGAAATTATTGTAGGGGATGATGGAGAGGACTTGAAATGGAATGGTGTTAAAAAGACACAGGAAGCCCTTATGGAAGATATTAAAAATAATAATGGTAAACTGTATACTCAAATGTTTATGCTAGTACAAGAGATTATAAGAGGATAATTTAGGGGGCGGGCAAATGTTAAAAGTTGCAATGTTTTTAGGTGTGTGTATTGCTATCTATGCTATATTTAATTATCTAAGTGCTAAGGTTGCAAGCAAAGTAAATTCAGATATTACTATGAAATTTTTAGATGAATATAAAAATGAGATTATACCAATTATTACAGAGAATGTAACAAATGAGTTAACTCATTTGTTTTTAAATAATTATGAAGCTTTAGCTAAAATAGGGGTTTTTGGAGTAATGAATGAGGTGATGAATAGTGTCAGTAAAGAAAAAGTCGCAGAAACAGGAACAGAGGATAACAAAAAGTCTACAAGAAATTAAGGAAGAAGCTAAGATAACAATGAATTCAGGGGCTATATGGTTTGATAAATCTGACGTAGTGAGTAGGAACTTCAGGGTGGAGGCTAAGACCAAAGTTAAACCCTCTAAGTCTATTACCATACAGAAAGAATGGTTAGATAAAATAGAAAATGAAGCTTTTCTAACAAGCAAGACTCCCACCCTTGCTTTTTCTTTTGGGAGAGAGAAAGATTATTTTGTTTTAACTGATAAAGATTTTTATAAGATTGCAGAAAAACTCAATGAAATGGAGGATAAAGATGAGAAGTAAGAAACAACAGATAAATAATACAAGAGTATTGCTTTCAGCAGAGTTGAAAAGGATTACTGAAATATTAGATTCAGATGCAGAATTAGATATGGGATATAGTTATAGATTATGCAAAACCAAAGCTGAATTGAAAGGGAAAATGTTAGAAGCTAGAAGAGATATGATTCGTCTTGAGAAATTAATGTATGATTATGAAATGGGGGAAGAGGATGACTAATTTTGATAGAGTAACTAAAAACAAAAGAAGTCTTATGAATTTTGTTATGTGTGAGATATTAGATGTGGATGGACCACATATGGATCATAGTATTGAGAATTTTGCTAATCAATTAAAATTTTCAAAGTGGCTAGATAGTAAATGTGAAGGTATAGATAGTGACTATTGTAGTTATTGCCTAGGTATCTATTCGTCTACCCCAGCAAGCCCTAAAAGAAAATATAAGTATTGTCCTATGTGTGGAGCTAAGTTAGATTTTAATACAAAAAGGAATTCCAAAAATGAATAACTTATTAATGATAGGTTTTGTACCAGATATTAATATAAAAGTTGGTGGATATAATACTATCCACCATACCCCTTTTAAAAAAGAGGGTGGGGGCATGAGTTCAAAAGAATATGAAATTCTATTAAAAAGAATTGTGAATAGTACTTCCATAGTAATATTAAATCTTGATAAGAAATATATAACTTTTGATGAAAGTTATATACTCATTTATGCCTACACTAAAAATACACCAATTATAGGTGTAGGTGAAAAAATAAGAAATAATCTACTAGATGTAATATTATCAAATAAATTTGATTTTCTAGAAGATGCAGTAATTCACATTAAAAACAATTATTAGGAGGATAAGCTATGTATGAACAACTAAAAAAAGAAGAGTATGATAAATTCCCCTTTATCAGAATACCAGAGAAAGGGGAAAATTTAACCACTTTTGAAGGATTTCAACGTTTAATAATGCTAGATAGGTACTCATTAAAGGATACTATGTTAGAAACCTTAAAAGAAGGGGATTTAGTTTTAACTATAGTAAAAGATGATCCTAAGTACCCTACAATGGGATATGGTAGAGTAAAAAGTATAGATGGGAATAGTATAATTATTAATATAGACTATCCTAAATTTGTGCAGGGAATAGATTTAGAAAACCTAAAGAAAACAAAAGAAGAAATAACTAAACCTCTTGAGCTTTATTGGGAACAAATTGCTTATAGAGTATCTAAAACAATAGCTGAAGTGGAGAAACCTGAAAAACAGAAAAAAGTATTTGAAGATTTTTATTGGATGCTTTCAAATAAGTATTATATTCCAGGTGGAAGAATACTTTATGGTGCAGGCAATCCTGCTGATGTAACTTTATTTAATTGTTTCTCTCTTGGCAATATTCCAGATAGTAGAGGTGGAATAATAGATCATATTAAAACTGCTGCTGAAATTATGAGCAGGGGTGGTGGGGTAGGAAGTTGTATATCTACACTAAGACCAAGAAATGCAATAGTAAGAGGAGTAAATGGATTTTCAAGTGGTAGTACATCATGGGCTAATTATTTATCAGGTCTTACCCATTTAATCTCACAAGCTGGAAGCCGAAGAGGTGCTCAAATGATCGGTCAACATGTATGGCATCCTGATATATTAGAGTTTATAATGTGTAAGATACAAAATCCCCATTTATTAGATTTATTAAGCAACCACACCAACCCCAAAATTGCTAAGATAGCTGAGGCATACCTTGTAAGAGATGAGAATGGAGAACCTATAGATGTAGTTGATAAAGAATTCATGAGTGGAGCTAATATATCTGTTTTAATTACAGATGATTTTATGAAAAAAGTAAAGATGGGAGGACAGTGGGAATTAAAATATCCTGATCTAGAAAATTTAACTAAAGAACAAAAAGAAGTATATGATGCAAGATGGGAGCATATGGTGGGGATAGACGAATGGGAAGATATGGGACTACCAGTTAAAGTATATGAAACAATACCTGCTAGAGATTTATGGGATTTAATAAATATATGTGCTAGGTATTCAGCAGAACCAGGTATTATTTTTATAGATAGATACAATAGAGAAGCTAATTCATACTATTATGCTGGTATAACCATTACTAACCCTTGTGCGGAGCAAGGAATTCCCAAATGGTCAGTCTGCAACTTAGGTGCAATTAATTTAGCTGAAATAAGCAAAAGTGGGAAAATAGATTATGGCTTATTAGAAAAAATTGTTAGAATATCCCAAAGATTTAGTGACAATGTTATAGATGCCAGTTACTATTTTATAGATGAAAATAAGAAGATGTCTATAAGAGAAAGACGAATAGGAAAAGGTGTTACAGGATTAGCAGATTTAATGATAAATCAAAAATTAAGATATGGTAGTCCAGAAATGGTAAAACTAACAGAAAAATTATTTAAGTTTATAGCCGTTATATCTTATGATGAATCAGTTAACTTAGCTATAGAAAAAGGACCTTTCTATTATTTTAATGCAGACAAATTTTTAAACTCTGGTTATATGAAACAAATGCCAGAAAATATTAGAAAGCAAATAAAAGAACATGGTATCAGAAATGTTACTAGTTTAACTGTAGCTCCTGTTGGGAGTACAGGAAGTATGATTGGAGTTGGAAATGGATTAGAACCTTATTATGCCTTTAAATATTATAGCAGCGGGAGGATGGGAGAGTTTATAGAAATAAATACTCCTATAGCTCAAAAATATTTTGAAAATAATTCTGATGCTACAGAACTTCCTGATTATTATGTTAGTGCTATGGAATTAACTCCTGAAGAGCATGTATTAGTTCAAGCTGCTGCTCAAAAATGGGTGGATAGTAGTATTTCTAAAACTGTCAATGCCCCCACCACATTTACAGTAGAAGATAATAAAAAATTATATGAACTAGCATATGAAAAAGGATTAAAAGGAATAACTGTTTATGTAGATGGAAGTAGAGATACTCAAGTGTTAAATATCAAAAAAGAGAAAAAAGATAGATTAACTTCTTCAACAAAGCTATGTAAAACAAAATATGATGAAACTATAGGAAATATGATTACAGAATGTTAAGTTACAAAAAAGTGACTCTTCAAAATGAGCTATAAGACACAATAATCATGCACTATATGCAATAGGTATACCCAGTATACAAAGCTTGCTAAATTGGCTATTAATGTGTTTAAAATACAAATCAATAAAATAACCTATAAAAATTAAAGTTTTTATGCAAAAACCCCTTATTAGGGGTTTTTCTTATTCATTTTAAATTTGTTCTCGTATGTTTAAGATGAACAACAAGAATAAAGGAGGGATTTTAATGAAAATTATCAAAAAAGAAAGTGAACCTTTTGATGAGTCATTTTTAAAAAATTTAATAGGTAAGTATATTCATGCACCTTTAAATGAACATGTAACTTATGATCCAATGGAAAAAGAATTTGTAAAAGTAAATGCTTGGTTTGCAGGAAAGATAGCAGGATATGAGAAATCTGTTTTTGCTTATGATTATAAAACTGATAAATTTTTAAAAGAGCCTAAAACAGTGTATAAAATTCTATTATGTGATGGAATGGCTTATGTGATTTCAGAAGAAAAATCTATTTTTGAAGAATTGACTAAAGAAGAGTTTTTAGAAATGTTGGCTAAAGATGATGCTAAAAAAGTAAATAAAGTAATTTTATCCTAGGAGGTTTAAATATGGGAACTATACTTAGTCAAAATGGGAAATTTCTTGTGAGACCTGCTTATATTGAAATACATGAAGGTGGCTATATTTTTGCTAGAGTGTGGGGGGAGGATAGAGGGAGTGTATTATTAGGTAAGTACAACAATTTAGAAAGAGCTAAAGGAGTTCTAAGAGAAATATTTCAAACAGAGTATTATGAAATGCCTATAGAATAAAGGTGATTTTATGGATTTAGATGAGTATAAAAGAATAGTAAGACTCCTAGTTGATAGAACAGGATATTTCATAGGGGATACATTACCTGATTATGACTTAGAGGAAAAATTTGAAGATGAAATTGAAGAATTGAAAAAGTTATACATCGAAAATGATTTTGGCGTAATCGGTTCTTTACAAGAGCAGGCCAGTTATACGGGTGTTGAGATGA